CAAAAATCACACACGTGCAAGGCGCGGGAACTTGGAACGATATGTTTAAGTTCGAAGTAACAATGGAAAACGGAGATACGGGAACGGTCTTCAGTAAATCACAACATCCACCTTTTGCGGTTGGTGACTCAAAGAGTTACGAGATAACTCCAAGTGGTCGCGGTCACAAGATTAAGTGGGTTCAGGAACAACGTTCTTTCACTCCAAGTTCAACAGGTAGCAACTACCAAGCGAATAACTCAAAGGACAAAGAAGAATCTATCGCACGTGCAGTAGCGTTAAAGGCTTCGGTTGATATGAACCATTCTGATAACCCTGCGAAAGTTATTGAAGTTGCTCAACTATTCGAAAAGTATCTTTTAACTGGTGTTGGTTTAACCGATGATGCAAAGAACAACGCAAATAGTAACTCTAAAATGGATAATGACGATTTACCATTTTGAATGATTGAAACAATTAAAATTTTAAAACCACTATTATGAACAACAAATTAGAGCAAATCTTAAAGTGTACTTTAGCACAACAGCAGTTGCACAGTTACGATTCGCACATTGCGGAACTATTTAACCCAATCATTAACCTAATTGATAAGTTAAACGATGAAAAGTAAATGGGAACTTTTTGTTTTCGCTTGGTTCGGGACTACCCCGAGCCTTGCGAAGGCAATGAATATCAGCTATCCACAGGCGCAAAAGTGGACACGTTATCCAATGCTGATGCACGTATGTGATATTACTAAAATCAGTAAGTATACTGGCATCAGTTCAAAGGAGATTGTTGAGTTGATTTTAGAAAGCGAAAAGAAAACAATTAAAAACGAAGGTGATGAGTAAGGCACTAACCAAATTTATTGATCGTTATCGAATCAAAAACTATCGCGAGTTTCTCAACATATTCACAAACGAAAACGCACAGGAACTACAAAGGATGATTATTGAAAAGGAGGAAAACTATGTGTATTCATTTGAAGATAAGGTGATTGATTTGGTTTGTCGCACTCACGATGTCACACGTAAACAGTTTTTTTCTCGGTCTCGTGAACGTTTTATCATCGATGCTCGTTATCTTGCAACGCTTTTAATTTATGCAGGAACGAACAATTCATTGGCTAAAATAGGTTCAATTGTAGGAGGTAAAGACCACGCGACAATACTTCACGCCATTAAAAAAATGGTTGACCTATATCGGTTCGATGCTATTTACCGCGCTTTCATAGATGAAGCGATGAAAGAATTAGAACACGACAAATACGATTGTAGTATTTTAAAACAACGTTTAAATGAACAACGAACAATTAAAACAAGCCTACGAATCATTGACCTTAAGAGTACAATTACTCGAAGAACAACTGATGTCATTGAAGTCCAAGACACCGAGAACATCGTTTTCGCCCCCGACAATGGAGGAAGTGGCGGAATACTTTTTGGAGCGCATTCCGTTTGCGTCTTCTGAAGATGCGCTTAACTTTGCAGAGGTATTTATTAGCCATTATACTAACACGAATTGGTACTATGGCAAGAAAAAAATGAAGGACTGGAAGGCGGCGATGAGATCCGCTTGGAAACTTCACGAATTTGTAACAACTAAAAACAATAACTATGAATCAAAACTTGGTAGAGTACAAAGGGCAGACCTACAACAATGGCTTAACGGTTGACGAGAAAGCCTATTTACACGCGCTTGAACAAACGCAAATCCAAGACAGCACGTTACCAATGTTCAAAGCTTTAATTGCCAAAGGAATCGTTATAAGTGGAATCAAAGAACTACCTTCAGCAGAAGAGACGCAGTTGTTATACGACACAACGCAGCAGTTCTACAGGTTCTTTACCATTGGAGAACTTGGTTTAGCCTTCCAACTCAACGCGGTTGGTCAAACTTGGAAACGTGTTGAACACTATGGTCTAATGTCAATTCAATTCTTAAGTGATGTGTTGAACGCGTATAAGGTCTACAAGATGCAAATGAATTTGGACATTGAACGAAAGAAGGCAAAGTTGGTAATCGGTACAACAACGCAGCATGATGAACCAGTAGACTTTAAAGAAATGTTCTTAACTGATATTCAAAGGTGGAAAGATGGAAAGAGAATCGAAGTTTCATTACTCGCACCTTCAATGATGCGAATGATGGAAAAGAGAAACATTCTAAATGTTGAATGGTGGAGTGACGAAGATTGGAAGAAGTTTCGTTTCCTGTCTTATCAGGAACTCACAAACGAAAGAAACCTGTCAAACTTTGCCATTACGCGAATGAAGTCAAAAGAAAAGTCGGACTTTGAACACGATATAAGGCAAGGAATAATGCGCCATCTTTATGCTGATATAATGGATAGTCATATACTACAACAACGAATAATTGAGAAGTTATGAAAAAGAATATAGTACACGATTTTTTTAAGAAATCAGAAAAACAAGAAGGTTATTTGTATGTGTGTAAAACAAAAAATGGACATCCAAAATTAAAATCTGCTCAATCTGTTATAAAACAAGATGGTTCAACTGATGTAATTTTCAATGATGAACAACCAATATTTTTAAAGTATGGAAGGACAAAATATTTAGCAAATAGAATGCGAATGTATGGAGATGGATATGAGTTAATATATAGTGTTAAAGTAAATCATTTGAAATTTAGAGAAAATTTGATTCATAATGATTCATATATTGAACAAATAAAATCATTAACTGGATTGAGATATAATGATGAACATATTCAAATTACTGATTTAGATAAAAATATTGAAAGTAATTTAGAATGGCCTTGTTGGAAATTAAAAAACGAAAATGATATAATTGAATTAGTTAATCATTATGCATTTGGTGAAATTAAATTAGAACAAAGGCAAGGAGGTGAATATGTAGTTGAATTTGAAAAAGAAAATGAAACCGATCAAGATGATTTAACTATTGGTGGTTGTTGGAGTGCAAGTATTTTAGCAAAATTTTTAAGTTAAATGCGTAAAATAGAATACAACGAAAAGCAAAAACTTGCGTTATCGTATCTATCAGTAGATAGTGACATTTGGCAGGTGTTGTATGGCGGAGCTGCATCAGGCGGAAAGTCGTTTCTCGGTTGTGACTGGCAAATAAAAAGGCGGTTAAAGTACGCAGGAACTCGCGGTTTAATTGGTCGTGCAGAATTAAAGAAGTTACGATTAAGTACAATGGCTACTTTCTTTGAATTATGCGCTAACTATGGATTAATTGCAGGAAAACACTTTACCTACAACGGACAAGACCACGTGATAAATTGGTTCAATGGAAGTCAAACAATCCTAATGGATTTGGCGGATATGCCAAGTGACCCCGAGTTTCAAAGATTCGGTTCGTTAGAGATAACAGACTACTTTGTAGATGAAGCTGGTGAGGTATCAGAAAAGTGTATTGCGATACTTGCCTCTCGTGTGCGTTACAAATTGGTTAATGATAAGCCGAAAGGATTACTAACCTGCAACCCTCACAAAGGATGGTTATACAATGAGTTTTATGATGCGAAAAGAAATGGAATTTTAAGACAAGACCGTGAATTTATCCAAGCCTTGCCAACTGATAATCCACACATATCGCCAGTATATCTTGAGAACTTGCGAATGTTGCCCGAGATTGACCGAAAAAGGCTTTTAGATGGGGATTGGGATTACGATGAAACACAAGACCGCTTGTATCATTATGATGATTTGTTGAGATGTTTCCGTGAACCACAACAAAAGAACATAACCAAGTATATAACTGCGGATATTGCGCGTATGGGAGACGATAGAACGGTCATTGTACTTTGGGATGGACTACACGCGGATAAATTTGTAGTGTTAAAACACAAGCCAATAAACGAAGTAGTTGATACGATTCGACAAATGGCACAAAGTAATGGAGTTCTACTTTCAAATGTCTTGGTGGATGAAGATGGAATTGGCGGAGGTGCGGTTGACTTCCTGAAGTGCAAAGGATTTCTTAACGGATCTAAATCGGTTCGTGAAAACTACCTTAACTTAAAGTCCGATTGTTACTTTAAACTTGGTGAACTTATTACCAATAACTCAATCACATTTAACTCACAGCATAAAGATACCATTGTAAAGGAACTTGAAATGATAAGGCGCGAGAAACTGGATAGCGACCAAAAACTGCGAGTGACTAACAAAGAAGATTTGAAGAAACGTTTTGGAATGTCTCCCGACTTTGCAGATGCAATAATGATGCGCTCATTCTACGAATTAAAAAAGAATTTTGGTAAATACGCATTTGCTTAATATATTTGTCAAAACTTAAAACAATCAAAATATGAAAAATCTTTTAGTATCTTTTAGTGGTGGTGAAACTTCAGCATTTATGGCGCAATGGTTAAATAATCATTATCAAGATTATGGTTATGAAAATATTGTTTTTGTTTATGCAAATACAGGTCTTGAAAATGAACAAACGTTAGAATTCATTGAGAGATGTGATAAGCAATTTAATTTAAATGTACAATGGATAGAAGCAGATGTTATATTTCAAGAAGGTAAAGGAACTTTATATTACCATACAAATTTTGAAAATGCCAGTAGAAAAGGAGAACCATTTGAACAAGTTATAAAAAAATATGGCATTCCAGATATGGTAAATCCTCATTGCACACGTGAATTAAAAGCAGTTCCTATTGCTAAATTTGGAAAGCAATGGTTTAATGGTGAAAAATATGACACTGCAATAGGAATTAGGCGCGATGAAATTGATAGAATTAATCCTAATTTTAGAGATAAGAATTTTATTTATCCGTTGGCTATGGATAATATGATCCCAACAACAAAGCCAATGATAAATTTTTATTGGAAGAATATGCCATTTAGATTAGAATTAAAAGGATATCAAGGTAACTGCGCTACTTGTTGGAAAAAAGGAGATGCTAAATTGTTTCAAATTTATAAGGAAAATCCGAAATCGTTTGATTTTATGATTAGAATGGAAAGTGAATATGGTCAATATATACCATCTGCAAGATTAAATAAAATAAAAAAAGAAGGAAAAAATATTCCAGAAAGAATGACTTTTTTTAGAAATAATAGAAGTGCTTTAGATATAATTGAACAATCAAAAAATTGGAATGGAATAATTAGAAACGATGCTGACCAATATAATTACCAAATAGATTTATTAGGTGGTGAATCTTGTGAAATATGGAGCGAATGTAGCAATGAATAAAACATTAGAACAAATATTTGAAGAGAATAATTTAATTCCTGAAAAGGATATAATATCGGAACGTATGGAACTAAACAAAATGATTAAAATGAAAGCCGAAATGTATGCGATGTACAACGGTGAACAAATGGACAACTCGCGATACTTCGCGTTTATTGAAGGTGCAAGATATGCACTTGAATTATTAAAGGAACAAATTGAAGAAGAACTATGAACAACAAACTATCCAAACAAGACCTTGAAAAAATTAAGGTGTTAAACCTGTTAATGTGGACACAAGCGACATTGTACGCAAGTGATGAATGCGAACCAATTAAGTGGTTCTATAATCACCAAACGAAGATGTTGATGAAGCGATTAAATGAGTCCATTCAACGTGAGCACGGAAAGACAATTACAGCACTTTGGGAAACTGATGGAGCGACACTTCCCGATATCACTAAACACCTTGAGGATTTCACATATGAAATGGCAACGTATGGCTATTGGATGCTACCCGAACTGATTAAGTTGATACAAGATGCAAAAGAAAACCAACCAAAACTTGAAGTAATATGAATATAACACACGATTTCGACAACTGCCAGTCCGATGTCTACAAAGAAGTCATCACAGACCTTATCTCACGCGAGAAAATGGGGCGAGCGAAGTACGGAACAACGGTAGATAAGGCTAACCTTTCCGAGAAAGAATGGTTACATCACGCGTATGAAGAAGCTTTAGATATGGCTATCTATTTAAAAAGAATTATGAACTTAAAAAAGTAAAAAAATGAATAAACAAAATGAACTTTTATTGATGGCTATTCGTTGTGAATATGTATCAATACCATCAATGAAATTAAGCAAAAAAGGTAAAGGATTTTTAAGCGCAGCGAAATGGCGATTAATTAATGATGCCAAATGTTTAATTGATCCAAAATGGAAATCTGATATGAACGAATTAATTTTATCAATTAACAGATTAAATGAAGTGAACAAATTATACCCATCATAAAATATAAATAATTGTAGCAGTCAAGACATAAATACTACCAATTAAAAGAGTGGCTTTGCGCCACTTTTTTTTTCTATTTAATTCCTCATTTAATCCCTCGTTTAATCCCTTATTTAATCCCTCTAATTGTCTTATATATCCCTCATTATAGACAATAACCTCACTTTGTGTACGAATTATCCGACTATTGATGTCGTTTAAATGAACGTAGTAATCGAGCGATTTGACACCTAATACAACAAGCCTTCGTTCAATGCTTAAAGAATCCAGAGCCTTCGAGTTGCTGAAGCTTGTTGATTGCTTTTGTGTATGCGCTATCAATGGCAATGCTATCAAGCATATAAATAGTATCAATACTCTTTTCATAAATCGTTTTTGTTTTGATTCGTTCCACTTCCAACGTGTCAACACGCGCCTTTAATACTACGATTGTGTCGTTGTGGCTAATGGTTTGAACTTGTGGTTTATTACAACTTCGGCAAATAAACAGACCGCTAATAAATGCGACCGTCATTAACGCGATAATTCTTAACGTGAAATTCTTTTCCATTGCCTCTGGTTATTATTGCGAATCCGTGATTGTATTTAGAATAGGGGTTATAATCGGGACTCAACTCACTCAAACAACCGACACCCCAACAGGTTATTACCTTGCCATTAACATCACGTTCCGTATGTTCTGCGGTTTGATGATGATGTCCACACATCGCATTCGCTTTGGTCTTTAAAAACAATCCACGCGCCACGTTTACTGAAGGTAAGAATTGCTTTCCAAATTCGTGTCCGTGAAATAACGACAACCCACCGATGTTAATTTTGTTCTTTCCTTCTATCCATTTAATATCGTATTTATCCAAGTGACAAAGACTTGCGAAATCAAACGCATCAATATCGAATAGTTCGGGTGCTTTAACGCGCATATATCGCCAGTAACGTTCTTCGTGGTTACCTTCTTTGTAAATTATCTCTGCATTTGGAAACGTTTGTCTTAACTCATAAACGAAGGTTCGCATTGCATACAACTCATCCTTGAATTTGCGTTTCTTTGGATCCTTAACAAAGTCACTAATCATATGACAATCGAGCGCATCTCCATTCAGGATAACCGTATCTACACCTTCATTCAATCCTGTTTCAATAGCTACTGATAACGCATCAATGTCGTGATATGGAATGTGAACATCGGAAAGGATAAGAATCTTTTTGCCTTTTACATCAATATGTTTTCGACCTTTCGCGTATGACTTGGGTAATTTAAATGGATTCTTTGGTCTTTCTTTTTCCATTACCAAAGATTTATCTTTTGGTATATTACCATTCTTTCCTTCTATCCTGCGTAACGTATCACGCGCATCTTCAACACCTAAAAAAGTTTCAAAGTGTTCCTTGCTTAACTTCTTTGCAAGTGTCAACGTTGGTGTGTTGGGAAACTTCGCGCGAACTTCACGCGCAATCTTTGTTTTTGGTGATTCTTTTGACATATTTTAGAAGGGTTGGTAAACAGTTTTTCCGCCAATTTTAACAGCACGTAAAACTTGACCTCTGTTCTTTCCCTCGTTGTAACTTACGTGAACCCAATCGGGGGCTTTCTCACTTCCAAACTCCCAAATGAGTTGGTCGAAAGTACAACTTTTTCTAATATATTCAAAAATTAATTTGTTACTTATGCCACCAAAGATATCTCCATCGATATCCAAAGCCTTGCCTTGACAATGCTGTGACGATTTACTACCACCGATTTTGGCATTTAATTCAACTGACCTAAAGCCACTACTTATCCCGATAGGCTTTCCAAAGTGTTCGCGTAGTGGGTCAAAGATTTTAGTACATACCAAACGTAAGTTATTTAATTGCTCTGCATTTGGTATATTTGCCAACTTTAACGCAGTCGCTTGGTTGCTCTTTGTGACTTCTGCATAGGTCACATATTTACTTATTCTTTCCATCGGTCATTGCATCGGTTATGTCTTCGCTTTTTCTACCTATAATAGTTTTTATTCTACTCCAAAGGTCTTTGCCAGTAACCGATTCAATCGATTCAATGATTGATTTAAATTCGATTACTGCGATAACGGTAGCAACCAATTTAGTAATTGGTATAAGTTCAGCAATGATAAAAGATTCAATTAAGAATCCGCTCATTATTGCAATTTGATACAATAAAAGTTTCGTGATAGTATCACTCATCCTGCGTGAACGAATACGTTGTTTCAACTTCAATGCCTTCCAAATACCTACAACCATATCCGCACCAACCAAGAAACCAATGGTTAACATTAGTTCCTTGATTGGTAAGAATACCGCAAGACCTGCCAAAAACCAAATCTTACCTTTCAAAAACATAAACTCTTTCAACTCTTTTTAACTTTAGCTTGTTGTTTTTTAAGATAAACTTTTAACATTTTCTCGTACTGCTCTCGCTTTAGTACGTAGGAGGTAGGAAGTTTTGAATTGACCATCTTTGTCTTTGTGTTTTATAACTATCCGAAATCAAAAAGTTACTCTTTCCGTACGGGTTCATATCGGGGAAGATATTGTTATCCGTATTGTTAGTATATTCAGGGAAAAGATTTGTATTAAAACGCAAATAATCAACCATTCGCTTGGTGTAGAACCTCGCATTCTCACGCGCTTTCTCTTTCAAAGATTCCATCTCACCTTTAGTTACAGGTGTAGTATCTTCGCTTTGTCTTGAAACCAAGTTTCCATTGTCGTGCTTATACAATAACGATGGATAAAGTTCAACCATAACCCACCAAATAAGCAATTTAATCACGTAATCATTCAATAATGTTTCGTACTGGTCAGCAAGTGTACCATTAGCGACATCATCCTTTAATTTGTTGGTTAAGTTAGTACCTAAAAAGTTTTGCAAGTACATATCCTGCGCTACATAAATGCAAGGTCGAATTAAGTTTGGGTCAACTGCATCAGTTAAAGGAGTGTATTTCTTCAATAACTCCTCGTTTATCAAAAGTATTTCTTGTGGGATTGCCATAATTTACAATTTTTTTAGTTTATTCTACCGCCATTTGGAAAGTCCTTCATTGGTCTCTTTGCATCTTGATAACCTACCGTTGTATCAAGTGGTGAAAATCCTTCAGATTCCGCTTTTCTAACCGCAATCTTTACTTCGTTATCCATCCCTTCGTTTGGTAAGAATTTACCACCTTCTCTTTTGCGTTTATAAATTGCTCTCATCCAAAAATGATGACAATTAACACCGCCTTTATAACGGAAGATATTATAAGTTGTTCTACCTCTTTCAGCAAATTGACCATTTACACCCGATGAACTCATATCTTGAATATCCTCGTATCTCCAAACAATGCCACCTTTCGAAAGTCGTACCATTTCACGACAAAACTCACGCGAATTTTGACTTATCCAAGTTGAATATCTATAACGCACCTTATAAAGTCCTGCATCAAGTTTGCTCTTTTGGTCAGGGTCAGCATATGAATCAAGTGCTTGGTTTACTTTGGTAAAGTTTTCTTCAGCATCGTAATCACCAACCTCACATTCTTCTACTAATTCCCATTCGTTCAAATCAATCAACTCACCACATTCGGCAAGGTGTTTTAAAAATTGCTTTCCTTCTTCATCGGTGAAATCGTCAACACTTGATTGGCAAACATGGGTTGATTGCTCAACACGTTCCAAAATTCTTTTTGCCCAATCTCTACCTGCATCACCTCCCCAAAGTTGCCAAGCCACACGACCAGCACTCGGAAAACCCTCTTCGCCTTGATTCCAACCTTTCGCTTGTTTGTCTACTTCGTGTCGTGAAAAGTAACTATTCATTCTTTGAATTGTATCCAAAGATAAATTTCTTTTGTTGCTTATATCTCTCGCACGTGCAACACCTACTTCCGTTCCACCTCTTCCGTACTCTTCGCGCCACTTTAATCCAAGTTCGGCTTCTGCTGCCATTTCATTGGTTGGTGCGTAGCTCTCAAACTTTTGAGA